TTTGCAAACATTTTTGTTCTCCGTTATGTTTAATTGCAATTCCACTTGCGTAATGCTTTGTTAATTCTTGAATCTGGATCTCTTGCTGTCTTAGCTGAGGTCAGTCTTTTTTTCATACCACCCATTCTAGCACAAAAACTCTTTCTTCTATTGGCTGCTTTACTACCCGGTTTTAACTTAGATGGTTTTGTTGTAACAGCCATACTTAGTTTAGAACCCGGATTCGCTGCACGATAAGAAGCAATTCCCTTTCTATTTAAGCCACCTTCTGGATCTTTTCCAGCTGACCTTTGCCATGCAGGAGTAGATTCTTTAATATTGTTTGCATTATCTAAAAAACCTTCACCTTTAGCTCTTGCTGCACCACCACCTTGGCCAAATGCTTCTTCTCTTTCAGCTTGGTCTCTATACTCTTTTGCTTTATCAAGTAAATGTTTTTTCTGACGAGCCAATTCTTGTTTGTCTTTGTCTATTGTTTCTTCTGTAGCTTCTCTAACAAACTGTAAAAAACTTTTCATTTTTTATCCTTAATCCAATCGTCTGGGATTTTACCGTGTTTTTTCTTAAATTCATCATGTAAATTTTTACCAGTAATACCATATTTCTTTGAAATGTCTTGCATTAACTTATCAATAGAATCATAACTGTGGTCATTCAATTTAATTAAACCTTTTTCTAAATCTTCAACATGACTTTCTTTTAATTTTCTTTTACTTTTCTTAACAGTTATGCCTGACAAATTAAATTTATCTGCTGGTGTCACTAATGGTTCTTTATTCGTTGCACCTGTCATTCCACCACTAACACCCATATCATTTGCTCCAGGGTCATCAATTGCTTCTATAACTTTTCTAAATTTACTAAATTCTTTTTGTTCTCTGTATGTAACATCACCTAGGCCTGACATAGGGTATACTGTTCCCTGACCTCTGGTTTCATATTCTTGACTAAGGCTAGGTGTTTTAATTGCACCTGAAGCACTATTAATCCACTTCTTAAGCTTTACTTTTTCTTTATCCTTTTGGAAGTTGGGTTCCTTGGCTTCGGGGGAGACTTCAACTTTGGGGGTATTGGATCTACCACTTGCTTCGTAGGTTCTGAAGGTGTAACCGGAGTTGTAATTAACGTCTCCGTCTCTGACACTATCGGGCTTTCCAAATTTTCTTTGGAGTTGCTGTCCTGGGGCGTTGTCAATGAGGACTTTGGTTTTGGTCTTAATAAATTTATTAGCGCCTTTAACATTTTTGTTTTCCTTAAAAAGAAACGAATTAACATTCAATAAACTTCTACGCTTTAACCAATCTTCAGCAGTCTCACCAAAACAATTTGTGTTTAAGAATTCATCTGTAAACTGGTACATCTCATGTATATCTTCTTCTTTACTATCTAAATCACCAGTATTATCAAAGGTGATAAAGTTATTAAAGGACTCATTGAAATATTTAGTATTTATCTGAGATTTAGCCCATCTATCCTGTCTTATTGATTCAACCATCATTCTAGACAACAAACAATTGCGTTCTTTACTAGTTTCATTTGTAGTATTGACAAAAATCATGGATGTTTGATAACCAAGTTCTTCCAATTCTTCTCTGATGTATGAGATTTTCTCTAAATCATCTGCGGGACCATTAATAATCAGAGGACCACGATTACGGATTGCTTCTCTACGATAGTCGTTGGTTTTCTCTGATAACTTTTGTTTATCCACCAAATACTCCTTGACTTGAATAAAGTTCAATTCTGTTATTGTAGAAGATGGAATGGCTTCACGGATGATAACATCTTTACCAGAACCAGGTCCACCAGTCACAAAGATTGCTTTGAATCTACCATGGTCAGCTGACTCATGTAACCCCATACCTTTGCGAGTATCGTGCATCAATTCTTTTGCATGAGCATCTGATACATGAGCAGGAACACCTTTACGGAACTCACCAAAATTCTTATTCTTGGCGTGTTCTCTCATCTTAGTGCCAGACATACCTTCAGAACCTTCAGCATCAGGATCTCTTTGTCCAGCGGAATGAACTGTTATCTTTTGGAACTTATAGTGTCCGTGTTTACCAGATATACCATTATATTTGTTTATAGAATCACGGAATTCTTTTACACGGTCAGAACCAACCACAACATGAAGATGTGTTACACCTTTTTTGTATAGTTTGGCTGCATGATGAAAAATAGACGGATGTTCTTTTGAAGAAGATTCAACATTGGTACCAGGTGAATACCTTTTTAGATGCTTGACCTTTTGTTCGCCATTCAATGGGTTCTTCTTAGTATCTTGTGAATGGGATACAATGACATGGTGTGAACCACCAACTTTATCTGCAACATCTTTTACTTTATCAACTACCTTTAAGTGACCTGTAGTTGGTGGATTCATCCGACCAAAGGTCATTACTGCGTGTTTTTCACCTTGTTTCGCTTCTTCAATAATCTCTAAAAAAGATTTCATGTTTTATTTTCTTACTTTCAATAGATTTTGTTTAGCAAACTCAGCACGATTAACCAATTTAGTTGGTTCTTCTTTGTCATTATGTGTATGATTCACAACAAATCCTTCAGGTTTAGATTTCTTACCATCAATATGGTGATGATAACGACCTTCATGTGTTTCTAAAGAATTAACCAAAGCATTTTTGGCTTGATGTAAATGGTGATGTGATGCCAATAAATTTTCATAATGTCCTTTATGCTTTTCAACATGAGTTAATTCAGTATCACGCTGTTTAGTTTTTTCAGCCTTGCTTTTATCGGACTTTACCTTAACAATATTCTTTTCGTGTTGGCGTTGTAAATGTTCTTTGAAACCTTTAACATTAGGAACTTCATCCGTTCTTACAGTATGATTTATATATGTTGATAAATGACCGGTCTCACCACTATGTTTTGGATGAATGGCATCATACATTTTATGACCATGAGTTGTATGTATAGCTTTTGCTGCAGCCATATGCTTCTGATATGACTTTTCGTTTTCTTCTGAATGTTTTACTTTACTTGTATCGTGTTCAGCACCATGTAAATGGACATCTGGATGTTCTTTGAACTTACTTAAATCAGGATGAGGTGAGGCTTTCATATTAGTAATATCTGAACCATGATACTCTTGGTGAACAACTATACCAACTTTAGATTTTTTAACCTTATCTTCTTCTTTTTTGTCTTTAGGAGTATAAGTGATTGTATTTGGTGTAAATGATACGGCCTCGGTAACATAACTCTCACTTATAGTTTTTGTATCTTGATGGTGCATTAAGTCACCTTGGTATACACCAGTCTTTGGTGTTACTTTTGGTAGATGCTTTAATGCGTGTTTAAGAGTTTTTACTAAGCCTGGTGCGTGACCGTGATTTCTTTCAATGTCTTTATCTGTATGGTTAATCTTAGGGTCTTTATTGAAGGCTGATTTAGTGGCAACAAAGAATTTACCAGTTTTAGGATGATGACCAAAAACCAATGATGGAGAACCATCATATTTCATTGTAAGGTTGGAACTTTGTTGACCGGCCTTGATGTGAGCATGAGCTTTCTCTAAAGCTCCAACTGCGTGTTCAAAACCATCGTGGCCATGCATCAAAGGTCTATCTTCAGCATGGGTAATATGCTTTAATTGACCACCTTCTTCGGCCTCTTCTTTTAAGAATAACTTAAATGGTAACATAATTTTTTTCTTTCTTTAGTTTATAATATAATTATATCATACCATAACGACAGGATGTGTCGTATTCAGCTAGATTTGCAACACACTTTGGTTGCCAGTTTACTTATTTATACAAGATTTACTTTTCTTGGTTGAAACCTTAGAAAAATTGGGTCCGATACATAGTGCTCGGTTTGTTGGGTTTATAGAAGCTGATCCAACAAATTGTATGTACCATATTTGGGTGTATATCCCAATGCTTTTATCTTTGATATGTCCAGAACCATATTTTTAGTCTGGACTATTTTGTGAAACGGAGCAATTTCAACTGGTATAAATTCTGAAGTTGATTTTACTTTATTTTTGACATACTCTAATGCTTCTCCAAGATATACTTTTTCACCATTAGCTACATTGTATATTTCGTTTGTTTTGCCATTTTTTATAATCAAATTAATAGCTTGTGAAACATCATCAACATGAATATAATCTCGGTATAAGTCTCCACCATCATATAGAGTTATAGGACGATTCTCTTTAATTTCATTGATTAAGTATTGTAAAGCATTTTTCTTTTTGGATACCTTAGTATCACTCTTACCAACCACATTACCAAGTCGCAGTATTCTATACTTTATATTGAAAGTATCACAATAAGACATTAGTAATTGTTCAGCCGCTCTTTTAGTGATTGAATAGAATCCTTTTGGATCACAATTTGCTGTTTCCTTTGCTGGTAACTCTACATCACCATAAACAAACCAAGAACTAATAAAGTTAAAAGTGATATTTTTATTTTTACATGATTCTAAAACTCTAATTAAAGTGGTTAGATTGGTATCAATATCAATGTATGGATCAGTATGAACATTATAATTATCAATCGTGGAGATAAAATATAACACTTCGCTAGTATATTTACTAACAATATAGTCTACTCTGCCATTTCTGACAACATTAGAATTTAATTCACAGAATCTACCACCAACAAAACCACTTCCACCAAAAACATTAATTAGTCGTTCCATTTTTTACAAACTTCCTCAATATAAGATAACACCTTTTCATTGTATAATGGTGAGCAACCTAAGAAAAATACATTACTCAATGCTAAATTAGAATTTGGATAATCTTTATAATTGTCTAAATGCTTATACGCTGGATGTATTAGAATGTTTCCACTAAAATAATTTCTAGTTTGAATCTTATTACCTTCAAAGTGTTGGACTAAGAATTCTTTGACATCTTGTGATTCACAATAAATTGGTACACCAAACCAAGATGGGTCTCCATTAGGAAGAGGATTGATTACACGAATTTCTTTGATGTTATCTTCAAGATATTTTTGAATAACGAGCTTATACTCACGGCGCTTCTTATCAATATAATCAAATTTCTTTAATTGTTCAATACCAATAGCACCTTGTAAATCTAAAGGTTTCAAATTATAACCCATTGTCGTAAACAAATACTTATGGTCAATTACTCCATCATAATCTTCCAACCAGTTATCAAATCGTTTGCCACAGGTACCACACTCTAACATATTGCCAGCACCAACACAATAACAATCACGGCCCCACCAAGAGATACTTCTAATCAGATTAATAAGGGTATCATCATTACAACAAACCATACCGCCTTCACCAGTTGAAATGTGATGAGCAGGATAAAATGATGTTGACCAGCAGTAATAGTAATCGGTAATCAATTTACCATTATAGTTTGTTCCTAACGAATCACAATTATCACCAATTAAAAGTATATTGTATTTTTCACAAATATCTTTTAGTTTATCCATATCAGGAGGATTACCAAGAACTGGTGATACAAAGATTGCTTTGGTCTTGGATGTAATCTTACTTCCAATCTTGTCTAAATCAAAATTAAGAGTGTCTAATTCAATGTCAATGAATATAGGTTTCAATTGATTTTGAACCAATGGCGCAATCGTGGTTGGGAATCCGACAGGTGAAACAATAACTTCATCATTGTCTTTCCAACCTAAATGTTTCTTTAATGCTGTAATCATCACCAGATTGGCAGATGAACCTGAATTTACCATATGTGAATGTTTAATTTTAAATCGTTTACTAAACTCATTCTGAAATTCAGCTACCTTTTCACCTGATGTAATCCATTTGCCATTAATTAATGTATCCATAGCGGCAAACATTTCTTTGTGGTCCCAAAGTTGACCAGAATACTGGACAAATTCACCATGTTTATAGTTGTCATAGTTTTTGGCATAACTAGGTCTTTGTGTAGATAAAGCTTCAAGCATTTGATGAAAAATCATATTACAACCTTTTCATATCTAAAAATACATCATTAAAATTATTTCTTTGAGCAATAATTCTTTCTCTAATTTCATTAAAGAAGTTCCATGCCAAAGGTACAAATAGTATTTTATCATACTCCGTGAAGGTTTTCAATACTTCCGAGCCAACTATACCAACAGAAGAACCCGGTGTATATAAGCCTTGCTTCATTTTGTTATCATCAATAATCATATCAAATGGTACTTTGGCAAAATTCAAGAAAGTATTACCTTTTGCTGGTGCTCCGTATCCAACCACTTTATAACCTTGTTCTCTCCAGTATTCCACTTTTTCGGTGAACTTGTCAACCAGATGTATACAGTTTTTGGCATATTGAAAATAGGTATCTTCTTTATATAATCCAGCAGCAGTTTCCATTGCAATTAAATTTTTAATTGTAAACTTGGCTTTTCTACTTGGACTAATAATAAAGATATAACTTGTACCATGTATTGGAGTTTTAACCACATCAATTAAGTTTAATCCAGCTCTTTTACATAAAGCCTTCATAGATTTAATATTATAAAATGAAATATGCTCATGGTAAATAGTATCAAACTCATCATTGAGAATCATATCTGACTGTGAGGTTTGAATGAATAGTAAACCATTATCACTCAAATTTTTCTTACAGTTCTTTAACAATTCTAAAGGATTTGGATTGTGAGCAAAGGCATTTTGTATTGTAATCAAATCGTGTGTATGATTATATTTGTCATCAAAATAACCACAAGTAATAATGTGATTTGGTGCAGATAGTTCCCAAAGATTTTCTGCTGGGTCAATACCGTGAGTTTTTACACCACGAATTTTGAATTTATCTAATTGAGAACCATCGTTGCAACCAATATCTAATACTGAATATGGAGTAAATTTAAGTTTTTCAATACAGAAATCAGCATACCAATCCATATATTCAACATAGGTTCTGGTTGTGCCACTAACATATAAGTAATTCTTATAGATTAAATCAGGATTAACTGCATGAGTCAATTGAACATGAAAGCAAGTTGTGCACCGATTAATTTTCAATGGAAAATAATCTTCATGTTCATCTTTACTTTTTTTGTATGAGTTTGCTAAAGGCTGATTATTCAAGTCTAATACTGGAAGCAAATTATCAGAGTCACAAGCCAAACATTTTTTAATTTCAGTTAAATTCATTATCTGCCTTCATAAAAATTTTTATAATTGTGTACCATATCGTAATGTTTCTTCATTTCATTTAAATCCAAATTTGGATTCTCTGGCCAAATATTGTGTAGTCTAGGATTAACATTGTATTTAGCACCAGCAAGGAAGAAATATACTTGCAAGAAACAATCGTTCCATCCTAATTGTGGTTGATTCTGGTGTAGTCTAACAAAATCTTTATCTAAGAATTCAACAAACCTATAAAAGTTTTGAACAAAGGTACTTGTTTTCATAATCGTACCTGCACCAGCACCGTATTGTGTTCTATCAGGTTTAACACCAGAAATAGATTCACAAACATCTAATATTTCTTGATTAATATGATTACCATCAGTAATATTATAAGAAGCAATATCCCAACTCTCATCAAATTGTATTTCATTCAAACAGATTACATCATCTTCTGATATAATAAAATGTGTGGTTCCCATACAAACGGCAGCCAGCATCATTCGTTTCATAAAGTTGTATACTTTAATTTTATCAAAACCCCAATGCGGAGATGGATAACCTAAATCAAAATCTGCATGAAGATAATTCACATCATACTTTTTACAGATATCATATTGAGAACCTCCACTATTATCACAAGCAACAAAATATGGAGCGTTTG